TATGATCTTGGTTAAAAATTTTTCCTATATCTGTTAAGCTCATTTTATATTTTTCATTAAATATATTATGAATAATATTTCTAGCTCTTACAATATCTCTAGTTCTTACCTTAGAAAATAATTCTACTTTACTTACCTCATACTTAACACAAACTTTATTTATTACAGAATCTATCTCTACCTTTTTAGGTTTTCTAAATTGATAACCAATAATTTTTCTTTCTGTACTTAAAGGAATAATATGTGTGTCTCTTAACTTATCTATCTTATTTGATATTTTTGTTTTGGCTAATTCATATCCTGATATAAATCCTTGCTCATATAGTTTTTGTTCTCTGTCTGATAATAAAAAATAAGCTATTTTATTTTTATAAATAAAATCATTATTGTTTAAATTTTTAATATATTTTTCAAAGACTTGTTTTACAAAGGTCATAGATCCCCTACAGTTTTTCTTGTTTTTTTTCAATCGTTACGTTAATGCTTATCGCATCAACATTTCTTTAGCTCTTTCAACTTTCCAAATTAATCTAAAGCTATCTCTTTTTAATTTGTTAGCTTTAGCCATTGCTACAAGATATGCCTCATGCTTTTTACTTTGGAGATCCTGTAACTTTTGGAAGTTCTGTTTCAGCTTTTCCATCTTTCTCCTTTTTCACTTTGGTGAAGTCTATTTTAATTGTTGTAACTTCACATTCTACATACTCTCCCTGTGCGTTAGGATCAGCAGCTTTCTCTACTTCATCAAATCTTTCAACCAGTTGGAAACTAGCTTCGCCAGATTTAATTCTTATATACTTATCGGCTTTTATCATTTTTGTCTATATCTTTTTTGTGTAGGTCAAAGGTCATATCATTATAGATGGATAGGTCGTGATAGTTATCTGCCTTATAACCCTTGGTACTTCTGAATAATTTAAGTGTCATCATTATCTGACCTACTTGATGTGGCTTTAATTTTTTTTTTAAATTTGGTGCTAATATTAAGGTAAAAAGCTCTGCAAGTATAGTAAAATTGTATTGATAATCGCCATATTCTTTTTGCCTATTAGCTACAATCTTCTTTTTTATTTCTTTATCTATGTCTGTAATTTTCATTTATTTATTATGTAGTATGCAATCAAAAGACCTATCATCAGACAGATCATATTGTAGGCAAACATACCTATTCCAAATTGAGCAGTCATTTATTTAAAGGTATGGCAGAAGAAAACAAATAAAGAGGGAGCATTGCCATAGAAAGGGAAGGCAACATGATTCGCTGCTCTGAAAAAAACTTCCGCCACACCATTCAACTACAATTAATATTTGTAGTTAGGTTTGTTATATCCTGATCCTTGACCTTTTGCAAACTTGTTTGGTGCAAAAGACGACTGCTGTACTCTCGCTTTAGCAGGTGCTGAACCAGTGTTTGATGGTGTCAAGACTACATTAATAATCCCTGTTGGATTACCTTGTTCGTCAAGATCATCAAATCCTGCTTGGTTGTACCAACTATCTCCAATCTTTACACCTATTCTCCAAGTTTTACCTTCAGGTGATTTAGGATTTATTGGTGCAACAAAACTCGGTCTATTATCTCCTTGTTGCTTATCTTGGTTGTGTACAAGTTTTATATATATCTTGTCTGTCATTGTGTAACTCCTCCTGTATTGAGTTGTGTTTCCTTAGTGTCATATAGATCATCTAATTGTCTATAAACTCTAAGGTGTTTTTTCATAGCAAGATTAAATGCGTCTTTGTATTTATAATTTCTAAGTTTTCTTAGTTCATAAATAGTCTTTGCATTTTTAATATCTTTTTCGATATTATCTATTGCCATGACATGATTGTTATCATGTTCTGTACCACTTGATTGTGGAATTTTATTAAAAGGTTTTGCCTTGTAGCCATCTTCATTATCTAAACCTGTCTTTAAATGTAAAGCATTTAGATAAGCATACTTCTTAGCATAGCTCATACCATTACCTGTACCAAACTTATCTAAGTTTCCCATTGCACTACATCCTTCTATATCAACATAACTTTCTGGATCTTGTATGTCGTGTATTCTCATTGAACAAGTAACCATTACAAAGTTTTCTTGAACATAGTTTTTGTAGTTACAGATAGGATAAAGTCCATTGTTTAGTAACGACTCCATTGCCACCTTTTGTACTTCGTCATGTAACAAAGGATTGAATTGCATACCTGGTACTTTCTTTCCTTTGACTACTCCTCTTGCTTCACAAGCTGCCTTGTGTAGTTTTTGATATATGTTTGTTTTCATGTATCTAACCCCCATAGTTGTTTGATTTGTTTTTTTTGGTCGTCTATTAAATCCCTATAATAAAAAGGATGATTTAATTCTGGTGGTTCAGCAAAGGATGATAGCTTTTGTATATCACCTTTACAAAATATAATTAGTTGTTCCCAAGACTTTAGTCTTTGTGTTAATAAATTATATTGCTCTTCTAAATAATCAGGTCGCAGCATATCGTGTGTGTCATCAAAGATTTTGTATTCGTTTTCATTTACATAAAACAAAAAAGGTTTTCTTTTTGTACAATGATAATAGAAAGCAAGTTGGCTTATGTGCATAGGGTCAGGATCATTTGGTAGTTGAGTTGATGCCATATAGTATTCATCTTTGCCTCTCTTCTTTTTAATTGTAGGTGGTTTAGTTTTTGCCTCACCTATCTTATCATTACTTTCATAATCAACTCTACCAATAATATCTATGACCATATCATTATGTTTGGCAGACACATATCTTTCAGCGACTAACTTTTCGTTACCAAATATTTCTTTGACTGCTTTCTTCATATTCTCAATCGTTGGATGAGAAAAACTAATCATCATCTCTCTTGCTAGTTTATCTTTTGGATCTACTGGTGGACTATTCTTATCTATTGCGTCTAGCTCTTGTTGAAATATATCGTCATAATTTTTGTTCTCTAATTTTATTTTTCTATCCCCTTCAAACAAAACCTCACACGTTAATCTTTGCGTACAGTTATTAACTAAATTTCCGAAAGGAGCTTTGTATCGGATCAAGAATAGTCGTCTCAATTCTTGAGGCAAAGAATAATTAATCAAAAACCTAGTGAAGTTTTGACTTGAAGAAGGACTCCAATGATCTAGTCCTTGACCACCATTGAAATTTTTAAAATATTCTTTCATTTGTTTGTTTTTCCTTGTTTTACAGGTAGTTTATTTGCTTGTCAAATGTTTTATATACTATATATAGATACTTTAAGTATAATAACAAATAAGGAAAAATATGACACTAGCTGAATGGCGAAAGAAACAAGGTATATCTCATTATACACTTGGCACTATGCTTGGAATTAGATCAATAAATCCAGCGACAAACTCACAACGCTACTGCCTTGAGAGTAAAGAAAAAAGATTTCCTAAACCAAGAATGGTAAAGAAGATATTGGAAGTAACTAAAAAAGAAGTATCACTTGATGATCTTTACAAAGCGTGGTGGAAATATGAAGCAGAAAAATAAGTTTAAGTATAAACGAGTAAGAGTATATTGGCAAGATCCGACTTCGAATCCTGAATGGATGAATTTAAAAAAAGCATTAGAAGAAAACTATAGCTGGTGTGATGACATTGGCTACCTTTTATTTAAAGATAAAAGAAGAGTTATAATTTTTGCTTCACATAGCTTTGATGATGATGGCGAACTTACTGTTGGTAATATAACTGTATATCCAAGAGGGTGTGTGAAGAAGATAGAAGTATTAAAATGACAAACTCAAAGATGTTTGAAGAAATAGGTTGTCCGAAACAACTAAAGAAATGTCAAGCTGAATTAGAACGACAAAAGAATTATATACAAAAACAATCTGATATAATACTTGCTTTAGAAAAAGATATAGAGCTAAAAGATAACATCATATTGGTATTAAAAAATAAAAATGGCTAGATGGACTTACGCTTTCTCTAATGGAAGCTACAACGATTGGCATAGGAAATATGACGATATTGCTATGATTGATATTGATAGTATTGAGTGTTGTCCATATTGTTACGAGCCACTTGCTATATTAGAGACCTGCTATGACAAAGGACAGAAATTCAAGTCTACAACCCTTGCAAACATAATCGCTAAACGCTTAAATATACCCTGCTTTTTAGTGTTCTATAAGAATTTGACCCCAACTACCCTAACTTTTAGGATCAAGCGTATAACAAGCTCTCAGACAGAGTTTGAGGTAATGAACGAGCAACAATGGGTGTCAGTTTTGCTAGACCTACAAGCTAATCATAAGAAAGTATGTAAACATGGACACAAGTAGAGGTTTTTTATTTATAACTTATAAATTGTACCACCATTTAAACAAGCTAGATGGCGAACATAAATCCCAAGAGCTGCTTATCCACCTTAAATAAATTAAATGTTGTTAAATCTTTTAGAGGTAAATCTGGTAAGACTTATATTGTTAATGAGGTATTCTTAAAAGCTGAAAAATTATATGAGATAGCCGTTAAACCTACACAAGATAGCCGTTTTACGCCTACATTAGAAGAACAATATACATTATCTATTACTGATAAAATAATTAGTAAGAATAAAGGTAATCTTGATAGTATAATAGACAGTCTCGCTACCCTTCCTGCCGAAACACTTAAATTAGATACTAAGAATGTCTATTATTGTAAACTAGCTATTGAGAGAAAAGAGGAACTAGCTCGTCAAAAAAATATAGTTGATCCCAGAATAATACAAAGTGAGCTAAAGAAGATAACAAAGGAAAAGAACTTCGCTTATAAAAGAAAGAAAGAATATAATATTAAAAATGGAATTAAACCTTGGGAAAAATAAAGATACAATGTGAAGCTATAGCAAGGCACTCAGGTAAAAGATGTAGATGTAAAGGGTACTTCACTCCAACGTCAAGACGTATGCTCTGCACCTATCACAAAGGTAGTAAATCTTGGGATCATAAGACCAGGAAATATAAAGGTTTATACAGAAACAATAACATTGATATTCAATCAAAGATAAATATGTTAAAGAACTTAAAGAACTTTAAAAATAAAACGACAGATGA